ACACCATTGAACTTGCTAAGATTTGCTCCCCATTGTTTTTTAATTAAAGCAGTCGCATATCTTTTTAGATAAATGTCATTGTAAACATCTGTGTAAATTGTAGGGTCTAATTTACGATAGGCCTCTATAACAAGATATTCTCCCACCGTTAAATCATTTGCCCAATCCATATCTACATATAATCTATTATCGTGTTGATTAAANCTTAATGGTTTTTCACCAACAAGTACGTGATCTAAAAAATCTAAATGTCTTAATACAACATCATAGTTAATAATTGATGTTGAAGAAAAATCNTAAAGGTCATTTAATCTTAATTGGTATCTTACATCAAATAAGTTTAGATTACCTTTATTAGAATAAGGAAAGATATTAATGACAGAAATAACACTTTCAGGTACCACTATAAATGCGTTACCTTCTTTCCAAGTTGTTGTTACGGAGTTTTTAGTAACTGATTCAGTGGTGTCAGTATTAATTCTATTATAATCAGCCTGTGTGTATTGATATTTTAAGTAGGTTCTTCTTATACCATCATAGTGATATTGCGCAAAATATTGTAACGCTTCATCAATTCTATCTTCTAATTGGTCATCATCAGCGTTAATTTCTATGACTGGCTTTCCAAGTGCTCTTAAAGCGTATTGTTTTAATTCTTCTCTACTAGATGGTGTTGCCATAATACCTCATATTTATTTATCCTAGCGCTATCGCCTGAGCAATTGCAAAGGCTTGAGTTGATCCCGCAGATGTTTGAGTAGATCCATCGTCAAACGTAATGCCACTTGAACCAACAGTGATACTTGTAGAAGATAGACTTGTTAAACCCGTAATATTACTTGCAAGAGATACAGCGCCAGAAGATACTGAAAAATCATTTGAATCAAATGACGCTATTCCTTTTACAGAAGTTGTGGCATCGTTTCCAACACCAATGGCTTTTATCGAACCACTATCATTTATATAAAACTTTTGATTTGAAGTATCAACCGCTACTTCCCCACTAGTAATATTACTAGTCGTAGGTGCCGATGTTCCTCTTTTAAGTTTTATTACGGTCGCCATAATCTAACCTTCTGACGACTAATTAAAATGTTCCGCCGTCTATAGTAGTAACTGTTACTGCTCCAGATGATACTGTAAAGTTATCAGAACTAAATGAAGCAATACCTTTATTTGATGCTGTAGCATCTTCTCCAGTGATTGTTAATGTATTAGCAGACATCGCTGTTACAATACCTTCACCATTTGCAATTGTTAATGTTTCACCAAGAGCAACTGCGTCAGAAGAAGAATTACTACCTGTTATTGTAATTGTACTATTTGTAAGTGAAGAATTACCAATATTACTAATAGTGTTTGAAGCACCACTAATTGTTTTATTTGTTAATTCTAAACTATTATCAGTCGATACAATGTTACTTCCACCTAAGGTAGCAGTAGTCGCTTCTAAGTTTGCAACAATTGTTCCAGTTGTAATTGTTAAGTTACCTGTTGAAGCACCTGTCGCTGTAGTTGTTCCAACGATAAACTTATCAGCACTTTCATCAAATCCGATAAATGCGTTATCACTATCTCCTCGTTCAATAATGATACCAGAGTCATTGGCTGGAGAACCTGTTGTTCCGTTTCCTAATTCAAGTAATGTATCAGAAGCAACTGTATTTGTTGTTGATATTGTTGTTGTCGTACCATTAACTGTTAAGTTACCTGAAACTGTTAAATCGTTTCCAACTGTAACATCACTTGGTAAACCAATAGTAATTGTATCGCCAGAAACAGATGTTTCAACTTCATTTGCAGTTCCTTGTATAGTTAACGTATCTCCTAGATCAACTGCGTTTGAACCTGTATCTCCAGCAACTGTAACAGTAGAGTTTGCTAGTTTTGCATTTGAAACAGAACCATCTACTAACTGAGAAGCATTAATTGTTTTATTTGTTAAAGTATCAGATGATGATGCTGTAATAAATCCTGATGATGAGTTATCATAGTTAGATAAGTCATTGTCAACCACTAAATCAATTGTACCATCAGCGTCTTGGTATGTCGCCGTAATTAATGTTTCAGTGTTTGAAGTAAACATCGCACCTGCGATGTCTTGTATTCTTTCAGCATTTACTGTTACATCTCCTGATGTTACTGTAAAGTCAGTAGCGTCAAATGAAGCAACCCCTTTATTTGTATCAGTTGCGTCTTCAGCAGATATTGTAATTGTATTGTTNGTAACTGCNGTATCAATACCTTCGCCACCTGTAAATGTAATCGTTTCACCTGTAGAAACTGAATCATTTGTACCTGTATCAGCAGCAATTGATAAGTTTTGAGTTACTGTACCAAAACTTAAATTACCTGAACCATCAGTTTGTAAAAATTGTCCATTTGTACCATCACCATCTGGCAACGTAAATGTTGTGTTGGTACTTCCTGATATGTTATTTGGTGCTTTAAGTGCAATCCAGTTTGATCCGTTGTTACTACCTTCGTTGAACTTAATTGTTCCACCGATTGTAGCAGAATTACCGACTATAAATTCGTCTATTGCTTTGTTTGAGTCAACTAAAAGTGCCGAACTCGCTGTTAATGTTCCGTCAACGTGGTCTAGTTTATCTACAAAATATTGTCCACCTATGACCGTAATATTGTTTGCGTCACCATTTCCATCAACACCACCCTCTCCAATAAAAAGTCTATCACCTAGATTACCTTGTGTACCTGTACCATATGTATAGGCTAGTTCTCCAAGTTTGAGTGATGATGGCGCTGTAGTTCCCGAACTACGTTTAATTTGAATTATTGTTGCCATTTGAAATCTCTCCTGTTTTTAAAAACTTCCACCATTAAACGTTATAGTTCCTGTGGTTGTTTGTAATTCATTTCTGGTTATAAATTTGTCAGTGTTCGCATCATATTGTAGAAGAGCGCCATCTTGTAGTGATGTTGCATTTACATCATTTAAAGCTCGTAATCTATTTGAACTTGTCGCACTTGGAACTGAAACAGATACCTGTTTCGGTCCTGATGATGTATTACTATTAATAGTTGCTGTTACGTTAGCCAATTTATCTCTCCTGTGTGTATATTTATAAGAGATAGATATTGATAAATGATTAAATTATGTGGTTACACTAGGAGAAACTGTAATAATTCCTTCGATCACTCGTGTAATGGTACTATCAGATGTTCTTAGTATTTCAACATCATAGACGTATCTAGCAGGCGCTTCAAGAGCGTTTGTTTGATCTGCAGTAAGAGATAGTGTGACAACACCTGTGGTGGGTGTAGATATGGTAGTAGAAAACGCAACTCTTGTTCGTGTCGAGGCGTATCCTAGAGCCATCTTAGCGGACGCAGTATAACCAGTGAGGTCAAAGACATCGCCATTAACATCTTTGACCGTAACATCACTAGTAAATGTTGCNCCTTGTTCTATTCTAAGATTAGCTATCGCCGCCATTATTTTTTAGGTTCTTCTTTTTTTTCTTCTTTTGGCTTATTTTCTTCTTCGAATTTAGCCATTAAGTCTTTGACTTTTTGATCGTAATAGTTAGACAATACATCAATTTTTTCAATTTCAATGATGTGTCTAATTCTATTTTGAACAATCTCGTTTTTCGCTACGACAGCGTTTACCACATCTGCTGGTAACTGTTCACTATCATATTCTTTTCCGTCAATTGTTATTTTAGCCATTGTTTATTCACTCCTTATAATTTTTTAATTTTAATTATTTAGTTAGTTTTTTAAATTAAAATTCTTTTGTTTTTGATACAGTAGCAGGATTTTTTTGTGCTTCTATTTGACTAGCAAGATTAGATTGCATATCAGCTTCTGATTGGTCATTCGCTGTTACACAACTAATACAATGCTCTTTAGTCATAGCATCAAAATCCATACCTTCTGAACCTGCACAAGAGCCATACATAGAAGCAGTATGAGTATCTTCTCCTACTGTTTCTGTAGCTGTATATCTCCAATGTATTGTCTTTACTACATTTGAGCTATCACACTCAAAGTTTGGAAAAGACCATTCGTATGTTATTGCCATTGTTTTTCTCCTATTAGTTGGTTGTTTCTAAAGCTGTTATTCTAGCTTCTAATTCTTGAATTGTTTTAACCAGTAAAGGTACTAATTTAGCTTGGTCTATACCTTGATAAACAGGATTACCATCTTCATCTACTGCATCTTTAGTTCCAGTAATTGCTTCTGGTACTACACTTGATACTTCATGTGCTAAGAAACCATCAACTGTTGTATCTGCATCTGCTATAAAATTAAATCTTGCAGGTTTTAATTGTTTTAATCTTGTTGTTGCATCAAAGTCATAATTTACATTTTCTTTT